GAGCCAGGGAGGCAGTCCCCCCGGCCAGTAGTTCGGGTTATCGAAGTGCGTCTTGTCGGCCAGCTCAGGCGGTGGCTGCCACGAGCCGTCGTACACCGCCAGCGCCAGCGCCCACACGTGGTGCCAGTTTTCCCCGGATCCCACGCGCAGCTGTCGCCACCACCGCGGGTGATGCGCTTCCATCCAGCGCTCGATGCACCAGGGATCGTCGGGAAAGGCCCCCTGGCTCTCACACTCCAGCACCGCCAGCCGCAGGGAGTGCCCGGGCCCGTAGACATCGCCGCCCCACACCGCGAACTGACGCGGCTGGAACAGCGTCTGCTCGATCTGCTCGCCGCCCGCCCGGTTCATCGCCACCTGCGCCACCATGGCCTTGCCCACGTCCGGCTGGTTGCGGGCCTCCATGATCATCGTCAGCGCCAGCAGAGCTACACGCCACGTGTCCATCTTGCCTCCCTGGTGACAGCCGGCCGAGATCTCCGAGCTGCACCTGGCACCACTCAGAACTCCCCTTCGTCGATATCCTCCAGCACGTCCCTCGCCTCGATCACCGCTGACTTCCCCGGCATCGTCCACGTAGCTGAATCAAGCTCCGCCACAAGGGCAGCAGAAAGCACCCGATCATCGTGCACCTTCGCGTCCGGTACTCCCCACTTCATGCGCTTCTCTTCGCCCTCAGACACCTCATAGCGGCACTGCTCCACCTGGGTCCAGAACTCCGACCAGTCGCGAGAGCCATCGTCCCGGAAGTACTTGAAGCGACCAGTCTCCACCACGCTGAGGAAGTCCCATCCCAGGTCGCTCTTCCGCTTCGGAGGCGAGAACTGAAACGGGATCACCCGCTCACCAAACGCCTGCCGCGACGACAGGAAGCTCACCAGCCCCGCGCCCACTCCGGACGCATCGGCCACAATGTGACGCACCTTCCAATGCTCGAAGTACGCCCGCAGCTTGGCGTACAGCCGCGTGTGTCTCGTGCCGGCATCAGCCAGGACGTCCACCGCCTCGTACGTCGGCGCTGCTAGAAGTGGATCGCGCACCGTCCTCAGGTCCACCCGGAAGATCGTGGCGACCGTAAGGTCCTTCGTCGGTCTCGCCTGCCGGAGCTCATCGCCGGTCATCTCTTCGTCCTGCCCCGCCACGTCGAGCGTAGCCACGTAGACCGTCTCTAGCTCCGGAGAGCGCAGCCGCTTGTGGCCACCCTGCATCAACGCCTGCCGCCGGTCATCGAACATGCGCCCCTCAGAGTCGATCTCTTCCAGGCAATACTGAGTCTTGACCATCGGATGATGCCGGCCCTTCCTGGCGATCTCCTTGCGCACGTGCTCACCATACGCCGGCACTTCCTTGGCCACTTCCTCCCACGGCACGAAGAACACCCGCTGCTGGCCGTCGCCCTCTTCCTCCCGCCGCAGGTCCCGCACCACCTTCGCGAGCATCGTCCGCGAGGTCCACACCGTCCCGTAAAAGACCCTGGTGGCGTTCGTCGAGGCGCCCATGGGCGTGAAGTCGACTTCCCACTTGTCCTCGTCCACGTCCTGCGCCTCGTCGCACTCCAACAGCAGAGATGCTGTAGCACCCACAACTTGAGACGACGGATCAGCCGAGAGGAAGATCACGCAGGCCTTGCCCAGGAAGGTCATGTACCCCTCGCGAGTGCGCACCTTCGAGCGGTTCCAGGGGTTGTCGAGGACGTCTTCGAGGCGGAGCTTGGAGTTGATCAGCTGAGGCTTGTAGGTCGGGGCCGCCTTGACCATCTGGCCACCCTTCCGCTGGTACAGGTTGAGCAGGTACGCCTCAAGCTGGGCGCTGACCTCGTTCTTGCCCGCCTGCCGCGAGAACACCACCGCAAACGAGAGGCCCCGCTGATTGAGGACCGAGTCCAGGATCGCATACGCCGGAGCCAGCTGGTACTCTCGCAGCGGACGCTCGACTACCAGCTTCGAAAACCACCGGATGTCCGAGAGGAACCGCCTGACCACGTGCTCGATGGGACGAACCGCCACCGCTCACCCCCTCCATGGTGACAGGATGATCACCGGCTGCCGGCACGCCCTGTCACCATCAGATACCGTCTCGCACCGAGTCTCGGTCCCAACCAGGACGCTGGATGGGCACCCGTTTGTCGACCCTGAGCAGCAGCTGCCGGCGGATCTCCGTCAGCTGCACGTTGAACGAGTCCAGCCGACCGGTCGCCCACTCCAGCCAGTGCTCGGGCGTCTCCGTGGACACGCCGGCCTCGCCCACGGACCCGCGCGCTTTCTCCATGGCAGCGTAGCCACCCGCACCCCCGACCACCACCTCTTCGTGCTCTGCCGGCACCGTGGTTTCCGTGGCGCTGTTCAGGTCCTCAATGGTCTGCGGCTTCTGGTAGTAGACGCGCACCACGTCACCCGACGCCGGCTCGCCCCCGTCCAGTACATAGAGCGTCGCCCCCCAAAGCTCCCACTGCCGCCACTCGGGAGGATCTTCGGGCGCCGTGCTCGTGTACGGGTACCACACCCTGACCACCCTCGTCAGCCCGGTCAGTGTCGAGAGGGAGACCTCGCGACCGTCCGCCGCCAGCGTGATCGTCCCCACCGCCTCCTGGGGCCGCGCCCGAGAGTACCCCGACAGCGCCCTCTCGATAGCACGGTCGATCTCACCCGCAGTCCAGACCGCGTTGCCCGCATCGTCCAGGTCTTGCTCGACCAGCTCCCGGAGCTCGCTCAGGGTGCTCATCGGTAGGCCACCGTCACGCTGGGCGCGGTGCCAGTGATCGTCGCGTACATCCCCACGCCGTAGGCTACATCCAGGACCGCGCACACCGACACGCCCGCGGCCGCTGCGAGGCTGATGATCGCGTCGCCAGCGGTGGCCACCTCATCTCCGAGGACCACGGTCGCCGCGTCCGACCCTCCAGTGAGGGCGATCGAGTGAATCACGCCAGGCCCGCTCTTGATGAGGCCGCTGGCCGCCAGGTTGGTGTACTTGTAGATCTCCACTGTCTGCCTCCTATCTTGGTACCACCATCACCCAATCCAGATAGAAATTGAGCCCGTCTCCCTCACTGTAGGCCTGCCAGAAGGGCGTCAACGATATTGTTGGGATGTCGGTCGTTTTCGTCACCAGATGAACCCCATCAACCCAGTAGTCAACGCGACCCGTAGATACCTCGATGGCGTGCACATGCCACCCCGTGTCCGCTGCTACTGAACTCGCGACAAATGAGCCAGACCCGCTCTGATTGCTGCGGACCACCCAATTAGCAGACTCCGAACCCCTGAAGCCTGCCTGTATCCAGTCCCCGCTGATCGCCCCCATCGTGAACTGACAACTCCCCAAGGCACCGCTGATCGCTCGCATGATCATCACGAAGCCGCCATCCGGGTCTAGCGTGTCGTGGTTATGCGCCGCGCTCCCCAGGTACAGCCGGCCATACTGCCCTGCCCCTGCGACCGCGCTAAGCCTCACCAGGCCGCCGTGATTCTCGAACAGTCCCGAGGTTCCAACGTTGACCTTCGCCTCATACTGCGGGTGCAGCGCCTGCCCCAGGAAGTCATCGGTCCACGCCCGCGCCAGATCGGTCATCGTCAGAGTCGGTCCCCACGAGTCCAGCACCAGCCCCGGCGTCGGCGCATCACCAATCGTGCACACCACCACCCCACTAGCCCCATCCTCGAAGAACAGCACCCCGCACCCCGCGCCCTCCACCATCAACTGAGCGTCGATGTCCTGCGACACAGGCACCGCCAGGGCCAGCCTCGACATCGAACCCACCAGCAAGACGTCGGCCTTGTGGTTCGTCCAATCGTACGATCTCACTACGCCCCGGTAAAAGCGCATCCTTCCTCGCTTTGGTGACGGCCGGCCGTCCTCGAGGACGCGGCCGTGTCACCAACCCTGGTGACAACCCTGGCCACGATCGGCAGCTGATCTGTCTCCAATAAGGGGGAGTCGGGGAAACCGGGACCGCCGACCCATTCTCCCCGACTCATAAGACGGCTGGGTGGGACAGCCGTCACTCTACCGACTAGGCCTGGGCCCCTGCCAGGTAGTAGACGACCACGTCGAACTCCGCCGTGGGAGTGGTCCCGCCGGTCAGGTTCAGGTCTACCTCTACCACGCTCCCCGCCGCGATGGTGACCGGGGTCTCAGTGCCGCCCATGTGCGGCGTGAGCCAGGTCCCAGGGGTAAGAGCCGTGTCCGCCGTGATCGCCGTGATCACGTCCGCCGTGTCATCCTGGATGTCCACGGTGCATCCCGTCGGCGTGCCCGTGAACACGGTCGCACAGAGGGAGACGCCGACGACCGTCATAGCCTCCAGCGCCTTGAACGCGATCACGCTGTCGGCATCGGCCAGTGGAGACACGTGGAACGGGAGTACTCTCATCACTTCGTTGGCCATGGGTAATGCTCCTTTCAGACGTTGTTGCGAAGATAGTTGACGGCCTTGAGCCCGGCCTTCGACAGTCCGTGGGTGGTCTGCGAGGCGAAGAACGCCGTGAATGCCATTTGCCCGCCCCTCGCCACACTGTCAGCGTCGCAGCTGGTCACAAACCTGAGAACCGACAGGTCCAGCCCCAGCCCTCTACCCAAGCACCCGAGACACACCGGAGCAAACCCCAGGGCCACGCAGCCAACCAGCCACAAGAACCGCTTCGTCTCCCAGGTGAGGGAGTCCCATCGCTTCTGCACCCCAGGTATCACCTCCAGAACGATGGCCAGCCCGCCCGCCAGCAGCGACACGATGAGCTCCGCCGACAGCCCCCCGGTCACCGGCTCCGTCACTGGCTGAGCAACCGGCGCCTGCACCAGTGGCGCAGCACCAGCCACCAACGGATACAGCAGCACCAGCGCCACCAAAGCCAGCCCCAGCGCCACGACGACCAATACACCATTCCCCCGTTGAGTAGTCATGCTCCCCTCCTCTCCGACCGGTGGTGACAGCGGCCGGCGGGATCCCCGCGCCCTCACCGCACCGCTGCCACCAACTCCATAGCGTTATCGCTCTAAGTGACGTTGCTCTTATGCAGTGGCCTATAGTCCGCCACCCCTCCGGCGACGAAGAAGCGGCACTTGATCCGCAACTCGTCGTTGCTCCACATGGACCCCACGACCTGGTCATCGGCTACGAACAGCTCAGGCTCCCGCCCGTACCGGTAGCCGAGGCACACCCCGGGGCAGTCGTTGGGCTCGCACACCGCCGCCCAATCCTTGGCATCCGTCCACTCCGGAACCACGACCACGCGGGCACTGCCGGCCCTGGGCTCCAGGTAGTGGTAGGTCGCCTCCGCGGACCACGGTTGCTCGAAGATCGTCAGCGCCGTTCGCTCTAGCTCGATCGGCACCAGGCAAAAATGTGGCCGGATGGCCAGCGGAGCCGCAGACCCTGGCTCCGTCTGCTGGTACACCGCCTGCACCACAACATCCCACTGCGCGGCACTGAGCGCCGTCGTCAGCAGGTTCGTGTGGTTCCCCGCGTCGAACACGTTGTGCGTGCACGACATCACCGGCCCGATACCCGCGTTGTCCGTGAACATCGCCGACACCAGAGAGGACAGCGTCCGCCAGGCCGCGTTGCCCAGCTCCCTGGGAATACGCTTGACAGACCCGACATCGTCCCGGTCCATCATCTCCAGCGTGATCCCGATGTAGCCGCCCTTCTTCACGAAGTCCGCCGTCTCCTCCGCATCCGCCCAGTCAAGCTCCGTGTACGGCCCGCCCTCAGACACCGTGGGCAGCGCACCGATGCCGCCGGTCTTCATCCACGTGACCTGGTTGAGAGAACCGAAGTCCTCTTCGTAGGCGATGGGCGCCCACCACCGAGGCCGCACGTTGTACGCCTGCAGTAAAACCTTGTTGAGCACGTTCTTGACCACGGAGGTCATCGAGGCCGCGGTGACGTTGGCCAGCCGCACCCGCTCCGGATTGAACGTGCCATAGAAGTCGTAGTCGCCGCTCAGCATGAGGTACATCTCCCGGATACCCGACAGGCGAGGTATATCCGAGTGCTCCTCGGGGACCTCCAGCCCCATGAACTTCTCGAACGCCAGCTCCACGCGCTCCAGGCTGGTCAGCATGCCCGACACGCGAGACCCGTCCAGCGCGTCGCCTGCCCCGATGACCACCTGGTCCTCCAGCATGCCCGCCAGCATCTTGCGGTACCGCTCGATCTCCCCGGTCAGCACCTCGGGAACGAACACCTTCCCGCTGAACTGAGCGCGGACCGCGTCTTTCATCGGTTGTGGGAGCTCGCACCATGTCAGCGCCCCCTCCAGGACCGTCTGACACTGTGCGCGTAGGAGCTCCTGGGCTTGCTCTGCCGCCTCGTCGACAGCGGTGGCCGCGTTCACGGCCCGCGCGCTCTCTTCCGCACGGCCGGCTGCCCCTGCCCTGAGCTCATTCCTGACTCTGGTTTCCTCGGCCCCAGGGGACTGCGAGGCGGGCGTGGAGTCAGTCTGGACTTGTGCCCCTTCCGTCTTCACTTGGTCCTCAGGCATGATGTTTCCCCCTCTCACTGAATTGAGGACACGATCAAACGACCCGCCAGATGCGGGATAGAAAACGACGTCCACTGAGTACACATCGCTGACCGCCATAACCACCCTGGTCTCGCCCTCCAGGTAGTAGCTGGCCAGCAGGTCCGCAGACAGCCCCACGTTGGGCACCGCTAGACCCGCCTCCCGGTCCTCGATGATCTGGTCTACAAGGGCCTCTACCCAGTCGGCACTTGGCGCGTTCGACAGGCGCAGCCGACCCCTCAGGCCTCCGCGCGGCTCCACGTCGGGATCCCAGGCCACGCCGGCCATCACCCCGACCAGGTCCCGCACACTGGCCCCCCGCTCGAACCACCCGACGTGGTCCACAAAGCAGCTGGCCCCCTCGAAGCGGCCGACCGACGCTTGCAGCACCGGCGCAGGGAACCGCCACCCATGCAGAGTGTCGCCGGCCTTGATCAGTGTCACCTCATAGTTGCCACCCTCGCCCACAGACGCCGACAGCGCCAGGGAGACTCGGGTTTCCATGGGTTCCGGTGCCATCCTCTAGTCCTCCCTCATCCAGACCCGCTTCTGCCCCACAGGTCCCTCGATGATCACCACGCGGTCCGCGTACACACTCGACGCCATCACGCTGTCAGCATCGATGCGCAGAGCTTCCAGAGCCGCATGGAACACCATCTCGTCACCCTCCACCCGCGCCTCCGCCAGCTCCGCCCTAGATGGACCCACGAAGTTGTCACCCTCGCCCAACGCCGGCTCCTCTTCATCCTCACCCAGGCCCGCCACGATCTCCACTGCCACCGGCACGATCTCCACCGCCTGCTCCGCCTCGACAGCCCTCGGGTACACCGGCTCAGGGTGCTCCCGCTTCATGTGGCGCCGTAGACCTGACCGGCTCTGATACGGCTTCCCGCACTCAGAGCACTCGTACATCGTTCCCTCCTTTGGCGACACCTAGTCGCCCGATCCGCCGGCCGCCGCAGGCTTTTTGTCACCAGCGCCGCCGCTCCCCTCTTCCTCGATCTCCCTCATGAGCGCTTCCACGTCCACAACCTCGCCCGCGAACTTGTAGGCCAACTCCATGGCCTTGCGCTCCGTGATCCAACCCCGGTCCCTCATGGCACCCAGGTATTCGATGATCTCCCCGGCCGCCTGCGCCACCCTCAGACTGTCCTCTTCTCGCAGTTCCGACACCGTGTAGCTGAGTTGCAGCCCTCCCCGCGGTTTGCCCATCCGCCCCGACACACGCGCCCTGTACGCTGCCTTCTCGATCAAATCGAGCAGCATGCCACAGAAGAACCTCTGCCGGTGCTCGTAGTGGCGCACCGTCGGCCCCGCCATCTCCTTGGCCGTGCTCCTGGTGGCGCTCTCACCCTCCGCCAGGTAGTGCAGAGGGATACCGGCACCCGCGGCGATCATCAGCCGCAGCGCCTTCCCATCGGCCTGCACATCCTCCGCCTCGATCTTCGGCTGCACCGGCGACCACTCTTCGCTATCGTCGGTCACGATCACCGACCCCGGAGACGGAGGCTTTGCGTACTGCCCTTGCTTGGCCTCAATGTCACCTGGCGAGGCGTTCGTCAGCTTCACGTGCCAGAGGAAAGCGTTCTTGTACCGGTTCACTCGTACCCGGTCCTCTAGCCACTCTCGGTACCTCCGCAGCCACGCCAGCAGAGGAGTCAGGTCGCCCTGGCCCCGCACGCATCCGACCGGCCTGTTGATGGCGTAGTGGAGCATGACCGGCGTCTCCACGTCATCCTTGGCCGTCTCCCACCCGGACCACCACTTGCCATCGATGGGGTTGTCGTTGCGCAGTTCGTGGTACCTGAGTTCCTTCTCGAGATCGTCCGGGCTGGTCTCGATGCGGTCTATTTTGATGGCGGGTATGGCGCGGAAGTAGCTCAGGCCGTCAGCCGGGTTGGTGTAGATGACGACGAAAATCTCACCCGCCCGGCTGAGCTCGTCGCACCAGCTATAGAGCCTCATCCCCATGTTGTTCAGCCGATGACTCCACAGCTCCCCGATGAACTTGTCCACGTACGCCACCGGCGACGTGACTTGAACCCCGTCTCCCACCACGTAGTCCGTGGTCAGCGCCACGATACGGAAGGCCAGCGGGTTTGTCCGCCACGCCTTGAGTGCATCCTCAAAGTCGTCCCGCAACTCCCACCACTTCTTGTCCTGCGGGCCAGCTGCGCCATCCACTTGCCTCCACCACTTGTCGTCCACAACCTTGACTGCGGACCTGACACGCTCCGCGATCACGTCACCGAACAGCCACGCGGCAACGGTCCCTCTGATGCTCACAGTTCTACCCCCAATTCCTCGCTCATATCGTCCAGCGCGCGAGCCACGGCCTGTTCAATCGCGCCCTCACTCTCGCCCGCACTCTGGAGCTTGCTTCGCGTCTCGATCAACCGGCGCAGCTGACCGGTCGCCCGTCCCACCAGTTCCACCGTTTTCTCCGGCCCGAGCTTGGACGTCAGCACGCGCAGAATCACCACCCGCAGCATCCCGATCTCTTCATCCAGCGTGAGCTCCGCCACCGCCAGCTTTCCGATCTCGAGCAGTTCCTCGTCGGTGAACGACCGAGAGTAGAATCCGCTCTTGATGGCGTTCTCATTCCCTGGCTGGCCACCCCGCGTGCTCCTGACGTCGAACCCCAGCTTCCCGCTATCACCGCTCTTCTTCTTCGCCATCCAGGATCTCCACCATGTGCTCAACCTCGCCGGGATCGGGGACCACCGCCACCAGCACCAGCAACAGGAGGTGATACAGCGTCGCCGCCACCCCCACCGCCAGCCGCCCTACAACAACCCTACCGTCCACTGCCGACCTCCCTTCTCACGATGAGCAGAGACACAAGACCGGTCGCCCCCAGCCCTACCAACGACACCATCAGGACCGGCACCCAGAGGCGGTCCACCAACCCCTCGAACGTCATAACCAGCCGCGCCTCGCAAGCAACGTAGTACACCGCCCCCCATAGCAGGTTCACCAGAAACACAAAGCCGGTCAGCAGAATCAGCGCCAACCGACCGGGGGAGTGACGCTGCAGCCGCGTCGAGAAGTACCAGCACGCCAGCGCACTCAGCAGGAGAATCGCACACATTACGCCTAGTACAGCCGTTTGAGCCGGTTCCAGCCTCACGAGTCCTCCGTAATCGCCCGCAGACGGCTCGCACACAGCCGCAGACAGGGCAATCGTACCACACGAGGGCCAGGACACACAATCGACCACAAAGGCACCTTAGACGGCCTCTAGGCGCTCCCCACCGAGATCACGCGGCAGAGGGCGCTCGTAGCACATCCCATCAGACAAACCGAAGGTACACAGAGAGAGCCCCGTGTCCATCACCACCCGCAACCCCGCCACCATTCCAAACGTCCCATCCGCGTTCAGCACCAATCGGCCCAAAACCTGAGCCGGCGTCTGCAGCACAAGGATCGTCGGCTCCCGACCAGTCCGCTCCCTGTAATTCTCCACCGCCACCCCGACCACCGCCTCCATGCACCCTACCATCTCAGGCGTCTTCCAGTTCGCCTCCAACCCCCGCTTCCTCATGCTCTCGCCCCAGTCGTACCAACGATACTCACAGGGCGCCGGCGCCGGCTTGAGAGCGTCCTCGAACCCCAGTTGCACGCTGGTCATGGGCGCGTTCTCGCACACGTCGCGTAGATGCGAGAGATGCCGTGTCCATCGATCTCCACTCCGACCTCCGCCGCCAGCCGGCGCAGTAACGACTCGAACTGCGACTCAATCCCCATCGCTACCATGGGGCTACTGCACTCCAGGTACAGCGCCTCCGCCTCCGGATCGAAGTCCCGCGCCGTCACGTTCGCCAGGTACAGGTTGAAGTTTCCCTCGCTCACCCGCTCCGCCGCCGCGCTCAGCAAGCGCCGCCACTGCTCCGCGAGCTCCCGCTGGTCCCCGTACGTCTTCCCCTCCCGCACGCGCGCACCGCTCCGGGCCCGCTCCGCGTAGCTCTCCTCATCCAGCCCGCACCGATACAGCAGCGCCTCGTGCATTTGCTGCAAACGCCCCGGCAGCGACGCCACCTGATCGGGACTCAGGAGAGGAGGTTCCTTCTGCACGTGAAACATATACCGCTGGTCACCCGGCTTCCCTTCCACCGAGATCAGACCGTGGTCCTCCAGGACCTGCAGAGCCCCCGGCATGCGCACCCGTTCCCCGCCCTCAGTCCGCCAGCGCCCCTTGATGATGTTCCGATTGCCGCCCGCGGCCATGTCGGCCAGCAGCGAGATCGACGGCCAGCAGGAGTCCTTCTCCCCGTAGCAGAACCCGATCAACGCCTGCCACGTGGCCCAGGCTGTAGGGCCTAGCAGCGGAAGCCAGAAGCGAGTGGAGTAGTTCCACACCACGTGGTGACCGTGCAGTGTGGGTTCGAGAGAAGCCGCCCTTGTGTCGAAGCGCTGTGAGTCCGCCTCAGCTGTCATACGGGGTCCACGCCTCGTCGGGCACACCTAGAAGGTCATGGCATCTCTGGCGAAACTCCTGTGTAACCGGGTTGGCACCGTTCAACACACGAGAGAGGTACTGCGCGCTGTACCCTAGCTGGGCCGCGACCCACCAGTGACGAAGGCCTCGCCCCTCAATCCAGGCGCGGAGGCCGTCAGGCGCTCCGTAGGTTCGATCTGCGACCATGGCCTGTCCTTCCTGGGCGTGCCGACGATGTCAGCCACCTTCGTGACAAAATCCAACACGTCGCCCAGCTCCGATGAGGTGATCTCTATCTCGTCCATATCTGCAAACGATGACATTATACACCCAAAACGCAATGTTGTCAAACGATGACATTTCGTGTATAATACCAGTACAACCCACGTAACTAAGTACAAGCTCACTGCAGCGTCGCGACCGGCCCCGCGCGAAAAGAAAGGGGGTGATCACGTGAACGTCGAACACGAGATCGGCCGGTTGGCCGCTGAGGCCCACAGCCTCGGCGACTTTCTAGACAAGGCATGCAAGCTGCGAGCGAAACCCGTCACGCGGGCCAGTGAGGAGGCCGGCCTGTCGAGGAATTCCATCTCCAGCTTCATCCTGGGGTCTCGGCGTCCGTCGGTGGCCTCTGTGCACGCACTGGCGCGTTACTTCGGGGTTCCTGAGAGGGACATCCTGAGGCTTGCGGGCCACACCGACACTGTGCCGGCTGCCGACCTCGAAGGACTGGGGGAGGTGGTCGGGCGTCTGGTGCGTTCCATGGACGCGGAGGAGCTCAACGAGTGGATACAGTTCGGGGAGATGCTCCTGCTGCGTCGTCAGCGACGCATGATGGAGGAGAGGCGTGAGGTGGAAGGGTAGCTACTTCGACCGGTTGATGCAGGAGCACGAGGACGCGTTTGTCTGGTTCATGCTCGTGATCGGTGGGGGGCTGGTGCTGAGGTTCGTGCTGGAATCCCTCGGGGCGTGGCCGTGGGCGTAGCCCTGATCTACGTCCGCCGCTCCATGGTCCGCTACGAGGCCGACCGCGCCAGCCCTGAGCGCCAACTGGACCACTGCATGCGCGTCTGCGACGAAAAAGGCTGGACCTACGAGGTATACCAGGACGCCGAAGGACACCGCTCCGGCCGCTCCGAGAAGCACCGCCCAGAGTGGCGCCGCCTCAAGACGCAGCTGCCCCGGCCCGAAGTAGTCGCCGTCGTTGTGAGCTCGCTGGACAGGGCGTCGCGGTCTCCCAGGGACTTTTTCAACTTCGTCGACCTCCTGCAAGAGCACAGCGTCGAGCTCGTCAGCGTCAAGGAGCGCTTCGACACCACGACCGCCATAGGCAACGCCTTCCTCGCCATGCTGATGGTGGTCGCGTCGCTTGAGTCCGATCTCGCCAGCGAGCGCATCTCAGACAGTGTCCGCCACCGACGCACCAAGGGAGTCCACGTCGGCCTCGCCCCATTTGGCTACCGCCGCGAGGACGGCCACCTCATCCCCGGCGAGGACGCGCGAATCGTCACGCTCCTGGTCGAGTTGTACGCCACCGGCAGCTACAGCTTTTCACAGCTGGCCGTCGAGCTCAACCGCCGCGGCTACCGCTTCCGAGACCGCTACGGAGCCAAGCCCTTCACCAAGGTCTCCGTCCGCAGCGTGCTCCAGAACGCCTGGCTCTATGCCGGCAAGATTCCAGTCGGCCGTGAGCGAGACCGAGCCTACTCCGAGATCTACGACGGCGACCACGAACCGCTCATCAGCGACGAACTCGCCGGCCACGTCACCGACGTGAGACGAAACAGGACCAAGGGCACAAGCCGAAGCCCATCCAGGCTGTACCTCTTGACCGGCTTGCTCTACTGTCAGGACTGTGGAGCGCGGCTGTGGGGCAGGCGGCGGGGCAGGGGAGGCGACCCGACCTACCGGCACCCTGGCCCCGCCTGCCAGCCCTACCGTGGCTCCTTCCCGGCTGAGCGGCTGGAAGCCGAGGCGGTGGCGCTACTCGACGGCCTCGCCCTTCCGACTCAGCTGCAGGATATGATCAGGGACCGCGTCAAGGAGCGAATCGAGGCCGAGCCCAGGAATGCGGACCTACTCAGGGAGCTACAGGCAAAGCGCGCCAAGCTCATACGCCTGACCGAGATGCGGCTTGAGGGCGACATCGACAGAGACGCCTTCCACGCCCGCAAGGCAGAGATCACCGCCGCGACCCTGGACCTGGAAACCCAACTCGGACTCGGCTCGCACGATCCGGACAGTTCCTTGCAGCGCATCACCGACCTGGCCCGCGTGGCCCGTGACGGTTCGCCGTCTCAGCGGCGTGGTGTCCTGCTCTCCATATTTCAACGACTCGAGCTCAGCATCGAACGCGGCGAGATCGTCAAGGTGGTGCCCAAACCGTGGTTCCGCACTTTCTTCCCCCACCTCGTGGAAGCATGGGACCATGCGGACACTCCGCGCGCCGGAACCCCTCCAGGCGCGCCTCTTACTTCCCCCGTTGGAGGCACTGGATAGGCCCCCGATCATTACTCGGCGAAGCGAAACCTGTCCACAGCTACCGAAGAGACCACCCCCACCACGAAGATCCACAACACCCAGGGGATCACGATCTCCAGGGGGAACTCCCCAGCGCGCATCAACACGTAGACGAGGGCGATGAGCACGTACGGGGAACTCAGCCCCAGACCAGCCGCCAGCGTTCTGTGCAGTGGGGTCTTGGACAGCAGTATCGT